GCTGTTGGTAAAGTTGTAGAACACGATACAACAAATAGTATTCTTTATTACATACAAACAAGATTTAATGATGAAGGTGTTGATAGTGACGGAAACTTAACGGCCTTTTCTGGTACAAATACTATTACAGGTCAAAGTTCAAGTGTTACTGCTACTCCATCAAGTTCAACAACAACTGTAGATAATATTTCATTTACAAGTGGTTATAATTCTGGTGAGATTGACGAAGATACTGGTGATGTGCTATATATTGAAAATAGATCACCAATTACAAGAGCTTCAGATCAAACTGAAAATGTTAAATTAATAATTGAATTTTAGAGGGAAATAAATGCCAAGTCCAACAGACTTTAACCTCTCGCCATATTATGATGACTTTACCGAGTCAAAGAAGTTCCATAGAGTTCTTTTTAGACCTGGTTTTGCCGTTCAAGCGAGAGAATTAACACAAGCACAATCAATACTACAAAACCAGATGGAACGATCTGGCGATCACTTCTTTAAAAAAGGAGCGATGGTTATTCCAGGTGAAATAGCTTTTGACGTTAACTATTATGCTGTAAAATTATCAAGTATTGAAAGTGGTGTTTCTTTATCTTCATTTAATGAAATTACATTAACAGGTGGTACTTCAGGTGTTCAAGCTAGAGTCGTAAATGTTGTTGCTACAGACGGTACTGATCCTGATACTCTTTATGTAAAATATATTGATTCTGGTACATCTAAAACAGCAACTGCTTTTTCAGACGGAGAAACTTTATCAGGTACAGCTACATTAAGTGGTGTTGATACAACAATTACTTGTGTTGTTGATACTACAGCAACAGGTTCAGCTGCTTCAATTGTTGCAGGTGTTTATTACATTAATGGATTTTATGTATCAGTTGACGATCAAACAATTATATTAGACAAATATACAAACACTCCAAGTTATAGAGTAGGTGTTACAATTACAGAATCATTTGTAACTCCAAATGATGACGCAAGTTTAAATGATAACGCTGCTGGCTCATCAAACGTAAATGCTCCAGGTGCTCACAGATTTAAAATAGATTTAACATTAGCTAAAAAAACATTAACAACAACTGAAGATAATAACTTTATTGAATTGTTAAGATTAGAAAATGGTATTAGACAAAACCAAGTTAGAAATACTGAATATGCTATATTAGAAGATAATTTAGCAAGAAGAACTTTTGACGAATCAGGCGATTATACAGTAAGAGAATTTGATTTAGATGTAAGAGAACATTTAAAATCAGGATCAAATAGAGGAATTTATGCTTCAGGTAGTGGAGGAGATTCTGCAAAACTAGCAGCTGGTATCGGACCAGGTAAAGCATATGTAAAAGGATATGAATTAGAAAATATCGGAACAACATATGTTGACATTGATAAGGCTAGAGATTTTAATACAGACAATAATTTTAATACAAGATTTGATGTAGGTAATTATGTTAATGTAACAAATGTTTACAACTCACCAGATATTGGATTTGTTTCGGGTGATGTTGAAGCATTTAAAGCTGTTAACTTATATAAAACAGCCACATCTTCACGTGGTACAGAGCAATCAACTTCGGGTGTAGATATACCTCAAATTGGTCGTGCTAAATCAAAAGGTTTTGAGTACGTAACAGGTACAGCTTCAGGCAATACTTTTGCTAGTGGTTCATTAACTTCGGCTGTTTATAGACATTATCTATTTGATATTACTATGTTTACACATATTAATATTACAACAAATCAAACTTTTACAACAGGTGAAGTTATAACAGGTGGCACTTCAGGTGCTACTGCTACAGTCCAATCAATTTCTGCTGTTGAATCACAAACAGTAAATAGTATTACATCTGCAAGTCCTGGCGTTGTAACAATTTCAGGCGGCCATAATTTTGTGGAAGGCCAACAAGTTACTTTAGCTGGAACATACGAAGTAGATTCAGCTGCTGTTAGTACGGCAGTTTATACTGTAAGAAATCCAAGTTCAACTACTTTTGAATTATATGAAACAGACGGTACAACGGCTGTTAATGTAACAGGTTTTACTTCAGCAACAGCTACACACGGTGTTGTTGTAGTTTCAAATGTACAAGGTACTTTTAATACAGGTGAAACAATAACTGGTGGTACTTCTAGTAATACTGCTGTTATTCAATCAAATGCTGTAGGTTTTAATGCTGTAAGAAGTTATGACTTCCCAAGTGTTAAACAAATTGGAATGCCTGGAGGAACTTTAGTAACTTACACTGCTGATACAGCTACAGACGCTACTTATGGAGAAAACTTCCCATTATTTGGTTCATTATCAGTAGCAAATAGTGGAACAACAGTAACAGGATTTGGTACTTTATTTACAACAGAATTAAAAATAGGTGATAGTATTTCATTTACTACAGACGCTGGTACTTCTATTACAAGAATTGTAGAATCAATTATATCAGATACAAGTTTAGAATTATTAACTGCTGTTGGTGGTGGTGATGTATCAACTAAAACATCTGCTACAAGAAAAAGAGGTAAGTTACAAGACTCAAACAAAAACATATCTATATTTGAATTACCTTATACAAGAATTAAAACTTTAAAAACAGCAACTAATTCTGGATTAACAGATACTAATTTTGAAATAAGAAGGCAATTTACAGGTGACTTATCTTCCGATGGTGATATTTCAATTACAGCTGGAACAAATGAAACATTTAGTGCTTTAGCTGAAAAAGATTTTGTAGTTTCAATAGTTTCATTAGGTGCTGGAGTTTCTGGTGCTGTAGGTGATGTATTAAGTTTATCAGGAAATAACCACGAAGGCTCAGCAATATTTACTCCAAGTGGATCGCCATTAGGTAAAACATTAACATTAGACTTTGGTGCTAATTATCAAGGTCATACAGTTAAGATTCTAGCAACAATTGATAGATCAATTGCTAATTCTAAATCAAAAACATTAAATTCAAATTCAACTATACAAAAAACAGGCCAAACAGAAATTGAATCAGGTACAATTGGTTTAGGTAAAGCTGACGTTTATCAAATTAATGCTGTTTATATGTCTGCTGACTTTAGTACAAATGCTACTACAAGTGATACTGATATTACAAGTAGATTTACTTTAGATACAGGTCAAAGAGATAACTATTATGATATTGGCCGACTAATTTTAAAAACTGGTGAATTGGCACCAACAGGTCGATTACTTGTTGATTTTGATTTCTTCTCTCACGGTTCTGGTGATTACTTTGATGTAGATTCATATTCAGGAGTTATTGATTATGAAAATATTCCAAGTTACTTATCTGATACTTCAGGAAGACAATACGATTTAAGAGATTGTTTAGATTTTAGACCAAGAGTTGATGACGCTTCAACAATTAATTCAGGTACACAAGATCGTTCTTATGATGGCTCTGGCGGTTCTACAGTTGACGTTGTTAAGTTTAATTCAAACGTATCAACTGACTTTGAATATTATTTACCTAGAATAGATAAAATCTTTTTAGATAAAGAGGGCAACTTTAAAGTAATTAAAGGTTCAAGTGATTTAAAACCTCAAATACCAAAAGGTTTAGATGGTGCTATGCATTTGTACACACTATTTTTAAATCCATACACTTTAGATGAAAAAGATTTAACTGTTGAAAAACAAGACAACAGACGTTACACAATGAGAGATATTGGTAAATTAGAAAGAAGAATTGAAAACGTAGAATACTACACTCAACTATCTTTATTAGAAACTAATGCTCAATCTTTACAAATACAAGACGCTGAAGGCTTTGATAGATTTAAAAATGGATTTATTGTAGATAACTTTACAGGTCACGGAATAGGTGACGCTGGTAATTTAGATTACAAAGTTTCTATGGATATGGCAAGAGGTAATATGAGACCTCTATTTAATGAGGAATCAGTTCAGTTAATTGAAGCTGATGATGACGGTACTGCTATACTAGCCGCTGATAGAACAGCCGCTAATTATCAAAAGACTGGTGATTTAATTACTTTACCTTACACAGAAACTACAATTGTAGATCAACCATATGCTAGTAAATTTGTTAATGTTAACCCATACAATATCTTTACTTGGACAGGTTCAGTAACACTTGATCCTCCAGGTGATGAATGGAAAGAAACAGAAAGAGTACCAGATTTATTAATAAATGAAGAAGGTAGTTTTGATACAATGGTTGCCGCTTTAGGTAATCCTAATTTAGAAAGTATTGAAATTGATACTGTTTGGAACGAGTGGCAAGATCATTGGATTGGTGCTCCTGTAGAAACTGTTACACGAGGTAGAATACATAGAACACACAATAGAGTGGCTGGAAGAGGCCGAGGTGCTGGTGGTTGGGCTGTAAATGCTAGAGATGTAATTACTACAACAACTCAACAAGTTCAACAAACAAGATCAGGTATTAGAACAGCAATTGTTCCACAAGTTGTAAGAACAGCTTTAGGTGATAAAGTTTTAAATATTGCCTTTATACCATTTATTAGAAGTAGAACAGTTAACTTTACAGCAACAAGATTAAAACCAAATACTAGAGTTTATCCTTTCTTTGATGATGTAGATATTTCAAGTTATGTAACTCCAGATGGCGGTGCTTTAGGTGGTAATTTAGTAACAGATTCAAGTGGTGCTGTATCAGGTACTTTTGCTATTCCTGATCCTACAAATAATTCAAATCCTAGATGGAGAACAGGTCAAAGAGTTTTCAGATTAACAAGTTCAGTAACAAACTCAACAACAGATGTACAAACTGCTGGTGAGGCTGACTATATTGCTAGAGGTTCTATTGAAACAGTACAAAATACAATTGTTTCAACAAGAGAGGCACAAACAGTTAGACAAACAGTTACAGATACAAGAAATCAAAGTAGATCATCTACAAGAACAACACAAGAAGTTATTGATTGGATTGACCCTATTGCTCAAACATTTATGGTTGATGACAATGGTGGTGC